TGGTACTGGCAGGCGATTGCGACTTATGGCAGCGAGAAGGTAACGCTTGGCGCTGGCCAGCTGACTGTGCTGGCGGCGCTTGATTACACCGGCACGCCCGGTGCATTGGATGGCCGCACACAGGCTGAAACTGATTTGGCAGCTGTGCAAGCTGCTATCCGTTCAATTGTTAGTGGCGGTGGCGTCAAGAGTTACAGCATCGCCGGCCGTAATTTGCAGAAATACGAGTTATCCGATTTGATTGCTTTAGAAAGTAAACTAAAGGCTGAGGTAAACCGTGAGCGGGCAGCGGACCTGATCGCAAACGGCAAGGGCAATCCTCATAATCTGTTCGTTCGATTCTGATGGGCCTCCGCACTCGCTTCTTTAGGGCTTTGGGTTTCGAGCCAATTCGCCGCCGTGGTCGCCGGATGTATGACGGCGCCACAACAGGCCGGTTGTTGAATGATTGGATTGCCGGCGGCACCAGCGCTGATGCGGAGATTAATGGCAGCATCAGCCGGTTGCGGAATCGTGCGCGGCAGTTGGTGCGTGATTCGGACTATGCGAAGCAAGCCAAGCGCGCGGTAATGAATAACGTCATTGGCACCGGCATCAAGCTGCAGGGTCAGGTGATGATGCAGCGGGGCGGAAAGCTTGACGAAACGATCAACGATCAGATCGAGCGCGCTTGGAAGTATTGGGGATATAAGAGCTATTGCGACGTTGCGGGCAAACTGTGTTTTGCCGACATCGAGCGCATGGTGGTTGGCGCCATGTGCGAGTCAGGCGAAGTTTTTATCAGGTTGATCAAGCGACCATTTGGCGGCAGCAAGATTCCGTTTGCGCTGCAAATTATCGAGGCTGACCAGTTAGACGAGACTTATACCGGCAAGAGCAGCGCAGCCGGTAATGAGTGGCGCATGGGCGTTGAGGTTGATGCGTTCGGCCGCCCTGTGCAATACGCCTTTCTTGCCAAGCACCCTGGCGACGCACCATTCACAGGCGCACCTGGCAAGCGGCATTTGATGCTGCCTGCTGATGAGGTGCTTCATCTGTTTATCAGCGAGCGGCCGGGCCAGACCCGTGGCGTCACTTGGTTCGCTAGCGCAATCAAGCGGTTGCACCATTTGACGGGATACGAAGAAGCCGAGGTGGTACGTGCGCGTGCTGCCAGCAGCTTGATGGGTTTCATCACCAGCCCCGAAGGCGAGCTTTATGGCGATGAGGTATTGAACAATGAGCGGGTCAGCAATTTTCAGCCTGGCGTCTTCAAGTATCTGCAACCGGGTGAATCAGTAACGGTGCCTCAGCTTGATGCGCCTGATGGTCAGTTTGAACCGTTCACGCGGGCAATGCTGCGCGCTACAGCTGCCGGCATTGGCGCGTCATACGAAACGGTGAGCCGTGACTACAGCCAAAGCAACTACAGCAGCAGCAGATTGAGCTTGCTGGAGGATCGCGAGAATTGGAAAGCAATCCAGCGTTATCTAATCGAGAATTTTCACCAGCCAGTCTTTGACGCTTGGCTGGATATGGCCGTAATGGGCGGCAAGTTAAATTTGCCAGCGTATGAAACCCAGCCGGAGCGCTATCGCCGCGTTAAGTGGTGCCCACGCGCATGGGGCTGGATTGATCCGCAAAAAGAGGTGCAGGCATACAAGACCGCCGTGCGGTGTGGCTTCAAGACCTTGGCCGATGTGGTGGCGGAGCAAGGCGGCGACTTGAATGAGTTGCTGATCCAACGCCAGGCAGAGCTAGCCATGGCGGATGAGATGGGCCTGGTGCTTGATACAGACCCAAGCGAAGTGAACGGCGGCGGAGGTTCGCAGCCTGCAATGGGTCTTGGTGCTGAGCCTGCATTTGATGAGACTGAGCTACCGGGCGAAGTGGAGGAAGAAGAAGATGGCGACGATTGAGGCCGATAGACTGAAACAAATTCGAGTTAGAAGTATGGACACGAATCGCGCGGAGCCTGGTGAATTGAGCGTCGGCGATTTTGTCGAGTGGGAAGCTGGCGGCGGCACTGCCAAGGGCAAGGTTGATCGCATCGAAACCGATGGCGTAATCAACGTGCCGGATTCTGAATTTGAGATTAACGGCGATGCAGATGATCCCGCTGCATTGATTACGGTTTATCGCGAAGCTGATGAAGGTTGGGAAGAGACCGACGTGCAGGTGGGGCATCGCTTCTCAACATTGACCAAGATTGAAAATCTCCGCAGTCTGACCGGCAAGTATCAACGCGCGGAGATGACCACCTTTGATGAGGTGGAGGATCGCACTTACGAGTTTCCGTTCAGTTCTGAGTATCCAGTTGCTCGCTATTTCGGCAATGAAATCCTGAGCCATGAAATGGAAGCGGCCGACCTGAGCCGTTTGAATGACAGTGCTCCGCTGCTGTTTAATCACAACCCTGATCGCGTGATTGGTGTTGTTGAACGTGCATACATCGACGGCAAAAAACGCCGCGGGTATGCACGTGTGCGGTTTAGCCGCAATCCTTTCGCTCAAGAGGTCTTGAGTGATGTGAAAGATGGCGTGCTTAGAAACGTCTCTTTCGGCTATTCCATTGACAAAATGGAAGAGCGGGGCAATGGCGATTTTGTCGCCACGGCCTGGTCTCCGTATGAAGTGAGCGTTGTTTCTGTGCCGGCTGATCCCGGCGTGGGAATTGGGCGATCTTTAGAAGAGCCCGAAACCAAACCCGCTGCTCCGGCAGCACCTAACCCCGATCCCATTTTGGAAATGGAAAACACCACCCCTGATCTGGCAGTGGTGCGGGCCGAAGCCGCTGAGGCTGAGCGCTCCCGCATTGCTGGCATCACTGCACTGTGCGCTAAGCACGGTTTTGACGACATGGGCCGCCAGCTGGTTGAGTCTGGTCGTTCTTTGGACGAAGCCCGTTCTGCTGTTCTTGACAAGCTGGGCGCCAAGCCTGTTGAAGCTGTCAAGCCCGTCGAGATGGATCAGCGCGACGCTGCTTCCTACAGCATCTCGGCTGGTATTCGTGCTGCTCTGAGCGGCGACTGGACTTCACGTGAAGCTGGTCTCGTGCGCGAGATGAGCCAAGAAGTGCAGCAGCAGTCTGGCTTTAGCCAGTCTGGCAAGCGCGGTTTCTTTGTTCCCTTCTCGGCTCTGGCCAAGCGCGCCACCTACGTCACCTCTGGCGCTACCACCGGCGGCAACCTGGTTGCCACCGACCTGATGGCCGACGAGTTCATCGAGGCACTGCGGAACAACTCCGTGATGCTGAACCTCGGCGTGCGCACCATGACCGGCCTGGTCGGTGATGTGGCAATCCCCCGTCGTTCCGGTGTTGCTTCCACCTATTACCTGTCGACCGAAACCACCGCCATTACTCAGTCTGAGTCGACCTTTGACCAGGTGACTCTTTCGCCTAAAAACCTGGCTGCTCTGTCCAAGTACAGCCGCCAGACCCTGCTTCAAGCCACTCCTGGCATTGAAGATCTGGTGCGTCGTGACCTCACCGACGGCATCAACCTTGGCATTGACCTTGGCATTCTCAACGGCTCCGGCTCCGCCGGCCAACCCACCGGCATCCTGAACACCTCCGGCATCGGCAGCGTGGCTCTGGGCACCAACGGTGGCGCCATCACCGTCAACTCACTGGTTGACCTTGAAGAGCAAGTGCTGATTGATAACGGCGCGGTGAACCGTGACGCTATCGCTTACGTCACCAACGCCAAGGTGCTGGCCGAGCTGAAGAAGCTTCGCGCTGGTGGATCCACCACCACCGACGGCGCCTACCTGGTGAACGATCAGCTGGATGCAATCGGCCGCGGCGGCACCCCTGCCACCGTTAACGGTTATCCGCTTTATGTCACCAACCAGGTTCCTAGCAACCTGACCAAAGGCACCAGCTCGGGCGTCTGCTCTGCTGTGCTGATGGGTGACTTCAGCCAGGCCATGGTTGGCTTCTACGGCAACGGCATCGAAATCGTTGTTGGCGAAGATAGCGATGACTTCAGCAAGGCTTTGACCAGCGTTCGCGCAATCGTCTCCTATGACGTTGCCGTGCGCCACGCTGAGAGCTTCGCTGCCATCCTTGACGTGACCACCTGATCGTGAGGCGGGGCCAGGCAACTGGCCCCTTTTTTCTTATGCGCGTTTTGATTGTTCGGACCTGTTGCGCACAGCAGCAGCACCTCGAAGAGGGCAAGGTCTATGACTTGGACAGCAGCGCAGCCTCTGCGCTTCTACGGATTGGCCGAGCTGTTGAAGCTCCTGCAGAAACGGTTAAGCCAAAACCAGCACCACGCAAAACCAAAACAACGGTAAAAGATGGCGCTAATTGATCTGCCGGATGTTTATCTAGCTGACTTTGGCGTTGATTGTGTCGCCGGCAGCGTCACGGGTAAAGGCATTCTTGATATGCCTACCGAGATGGTTGCAGGCGGCATGGTGCTGTCAACTGATTACACATTGACGGCAAAGGCTGCTGATTTTGGCAGCTTGATTTATGACTCGCAAATTAATGTAAACGGTGTTGCTTACACTGTGCGCGAAACGCGACTCGTTGGTGATGGGACGTTTTGCGAGCTTTCATTGCAGCGCAGCGTTGAGACACCAATGACGACATCAACCACCGCGACTGATGGTG